AGTGGTGCAGGTAAAGTAGTTCGAAAGCTTCTTGCTTCAATTCCAGTAAATCTATCACCTCCAGATAATCAGTTTGATAGAAGGATTCACTATTGTATCACTGAAAACAAACCCGAACTTTTCGAAAGACATGTAACAAATCTATCAGACTTATTTACAGAAGCTGACTTTGATGGATTCAACAGTCTATTTCGCACAGAAGGTTTTAGACAAGGTGACACAGGAGAAGTAATCTATGTGCGTGGTCATTGGATTGCGGAACTTTATCATGAGAAGAACTATGCATCTATTTCAGGTACTTTGGGCAACTCATGTATGCGCTACGAAAGAACTAACAGATACCTAGACATCTATGTAAAGAATCCAAGCATCTGTAAACTTGCTGTTCTACTAAACAAAGAAGGTAAGGTACAAGGTCGTGCGTTGGTTTGGACAAAAGATGGAGTGGACTATTACGACCGTATCTACTACACTTCAGACTTAATCCAAGACAGGATGAAAGCGTTCTTCTTAACTCAAGGTATTGAAACTTGTTATCCAGGATATTCAGGTTACAAAGAACTTAGATTTAATGCAGATACAAACAATACTGACTTTGATAAGCGTGTAATACTGGAGCATGAGTATTATCCTTATATGGACAGCTTAAAGTATTTGGATGAAGATAGAACATTCTTAAGTAACTCAGACGAACCTATGAGAGGTTTTGGGCACTACATCCTAAATGACACTGGTGGTCAGTTCGAAGACGTTTCTTCAAATACCATAGAGTGTGGCCATTGCGGACGTGAGGTTCAAGAAGATGACACTAATTACGTAGACAATTCTAATGACGAGAACAACAACTCTAGTCTTTGTTGTGATTGTTCTGTGTATTCAGATTTCCATAACACCAACATCACTAGAGAATACGCTGTGTATGTTGATTCTGTAGATAGCTGGGTAATAAGAGATTGCGCTATTGAAGACTATGCAGGAGAGTATATTGTACCTAGAAATGCAGTTACTTTGATTGATGGCCGATACGCAGACAATGATGATGGTGCTTTAGAGCAATATACATCAGGTCAGTATTTCATTTTGGATCATCCTAATTATGCGTATGTAACATACAACGACGAATACTATAAAGTAGAGGATTGTGAAGAAACCAAAGACGGAGTTCTTGTACCTTCACAACTTACTATAGAGCATGAAGGTGAGGTATGGCTTAAATCGGACTTAGATGACCACTTAAACTTAAACTTAATTTAAAAAAAACATGAGTAGAAAAAATAAACGCAATAGACTTAAGATAGTAAAAAGCGAACTTCCAAAGAGAGAAATGATAACAGTACCGAAATTAACTCCTATTCCAAAAATAGAGTTAGCCATTAAACCTGACTACAACAAGCTAAAGATGTTGCTAGATATGAGAACATATTCTAGCGGTCCTTTGCAAGATGTATTGGTTGGCAAACTAGATGAGTACTTTACAAATCTAGGAGCTGTTACACAGAAAGACACTTATGGTAACTTGTATGTAACTAAAGGTAACGCAGAGTTCTATCCATGTGTTGTAGGTCATACTGACATCAATCAACAAGTTAGAAGTAATGTTAAGGTTATTACTGAGTATCCTTGGATATTTGGTTTTGACCTAAACAAAGCAGAACAGTGTGGTATCGGTGCAGATGACAAAGTCGGTGTATACTTTGCAGTACACATGTTTGATTTGTTTGACAACATTAAGTTGTTCTTCCCAAAAGACGAGGAGATTGGCTTAATAGGTACTTACAAAGCAGATAAGAACTTCTTTGCAGATTGTAGCATGCTTGTTCAGTTAGACAGAAACTCTTACAAAAATGACCTTATCACTTACACAAATGGAATTACCGTTTGTAGTGACGAGTTTGTCATGGCTGCTGGAGGAATCATGGACAAGTATGGTTATGCCAAAAACAACGGTAGCTGTACAGACATCGGTGGCTTGAAAAAGTATGACACTGTAAACTGTGTAGCAATGAACGTAAGTTGTGGTTACATCAACGAGCATGGTGATGACGAAGTAATCTCTATACCTCACTTTGAGAATGCAATCAACTTTGGTTATGAGTTACTTAAGATGGGTGTGCAAAAAGTATGGGAACACAAAGCAGAAATTCCTGCTTACACTGGGTACACATACGGTTCTTATGGTTCTTATGGTAGTTATGCAGGAAGAAACTCTTGGTTAGATAGTGGTTATTCAGGATTTGGTGAAAATAACCCAGAATCAATTAAATGCACTACTCCTACTGGTAACACATTGTACATAGACGCAAAGCACAAATCACAAGATGCTTACATTAGTGACGTATACGGACACCTATACAACCTAGAAGACAGAGAAATGGGCCTAGAGCAACAACCTGTGGAGCTAGATATAGAAGATGATGGATGTAGTATGTTAAAGGACCAACACTATGTAGATGATTGTCTTTCTGATGGTATGTGTCCATGTTGCTATAGTGATGTGGAGATTGACAACAGTTTATTGCTGTATGTAGATTGTCATTATTGTGGAAGTACTTGGAATAGGCCAAAGGATACTATCGAAAAACCTAAATCAGTTTTAACAAGAAAACAATGGTAGATAAAAAAGATTTATCGTTTAATTGCTATGGAGAGAGTCTGGATACAAGTCCAGACTTTCTTTTGGCAAAAAGGGCATACGAAGAGTCGCTATTGAATTGGGCAGAACTCGAAGATAATTGTGCAAAACTTGGGGAATCTGATTTGGAAATTATAGAACACATACCTAATTTTGATACCCCGCTAAAGAAAAATTCTTACCAAGAACAACTAACCTACAATGAAGAAGACATTTTACGAGACAATGTGGAGCCTGTTGGAGAAGCAGGGAGTCCTACAAACGTGGTATGATGAAGGTCTTTTAGTTACTAAGAAAAACATTACATTTTGGACACCAAAAGCCCTAGAGTTACTAGGGCTTGAGGAGTCTATTGGTGGTGTAAATCTCAATAACGAAGCCCCTAAAACCAAAGCAAGAGAAGTAACATCTCCAAATCCTGCTGAAATGTTAACTTGGATTGATGAATTTGCACTTAAGTTTAGTGTTAGGAAGATTGGAGTAGCAGGAAAAGGTGGAAACATGAAAGCAATTGCAAAAAAGATGCATCAGTTTCTATCAGAGTACGACTATACCAAAGAAGAGATTCTAGCAGCAGTAGATTTGTATCTAGAAAATCTTAAGAGAAGTAACAGTATGGCATTTGTGCAAGAAGCTCACTACTTTATTAGCAAAGTACATAACGGAGTGCAGGTAAGCAATCTCTCTAAGTGGTGTGATGAAGTAAGAAATGGCAACAATAAACGGTACACAAGCCACACGATACTTTAATTTTTTCTTTCCTATTCTGAACAACTAACCCCTATGAGAAGTTATGTCGCATCCATCAGTTAATTTCCAAGACTTAGTAAACGTAATAGAAACTAACAAACGTATCAAAGAAGAAGGAGGAATTACTTCTATATTAGGTCCATTTGATAGACTATCACAACACTATGGGGGATTCACCAAAGGCTCAATTACAGCCATTACTGCATCTTCGGGTGTAGGTAAAACAAAGTTTGTAAAGTATCTGACAGTACACAATGTGTTAAGGAAAACACATAAAAGCAATATCAAGGTCAAGATATTTTACTTTGCTTTAGAAGAAAACCAAACAGACTTTTGGTTATCATTCATTTCTAGTTATCTCTACCAACAGCACAAACTAAACATTAGTGTATCTCAACTTAAATCTATTGGTAGTTTTAATGTGAATGCTGACTTACTAAGTAAAATTAAAGAAGCAGAGAGGTATATCAATGCCTTACAAAATACAGTAGAGTGTGTGGACTACATTAGAAATCCCACAGGTATCTTAAAGTACATCAAAGCATACTTTGAGAATCCTGAAATCGGAGAATATACTTATAGAGAAATGCCTGATGGTCGTAGACTTATTACTGGATACAAATACAAGTCAGATAACTTGTGGGTGTTCTGTATCATCGATCATATCAGTTTACTTTCAAATGAAACTATTCCTGATAGTAAGATTAAGTACACTCCGTATCAAACCTTTGACCTTATGGTTAAAGACTACATCTTGGACATTTTTGCAAAAAGATTCCAAATGGTTAATGTAGTTGTACATCAGCAGACTCCCTCATCAGAGAAAGCTGTATACACTAACAAAGGACATCTTATTGAAGAGAAGATTGAACCTTCGTTAGAGGAACTACACATTAACAAAGGCGTACACCAAGATTACGAGATAGTGTTAGGACTGTTCAACCCATCACGCTACGATATAGAAACTCACAATGGATATGACATATCTATTTTGGGAAGAAACTATCGTTGTCTCAAATTCCTCAAAGACAGACACTATGGGCTAGAGAATGCTAGTCTAGGTATGCACTTTGAAGGAGCAAGTGGTTTCTTCCAGGAATTGCCTCGTGCAGAGACTATGAGTACTGGAGCATACTACGAACAATTTAGAGAAAACAAATAAAAATGCTAAAGAGAATTAAAGTAGGATTCCACCTAAATATCATCTTAACAGAGATGTGTGCAAGAGTAGGGACTGATTTAGATCATGTAGACATCTTAACAGATGACTGGCATGAGCAATTTGACTGGTCAATCGAAGAAGAGGAGAACTTTCAAGATTGGCTATTTAACTACCTAGTGACCAATAACGATGCTCTAACTGAGATATCTACCTATCGAATAAATGAACCTTACAGTACAAGAGATTTAATGACACTGGTCAAAGAGTTCACACTATTCTATGGATGGGCATTACAGCAAGACATTGATTTGGATAATATAAAAGAACATAAACCAAACAAAAATTAAAAAAAAATGTCAAGCAAATTAATCGCAGTAATCGGACCCACGGGTAGTGGGAAGTCAACGTCAATTAAAAGTCTCGATCCAAAAGAAACGTACATTATTAACATCGCTCGTAAAGAACTTCCATTTAAAGGTTCCAACTTGATGTACAATGCAGAAAACAAGAACTATGCAGAACTAGACGAAGCACTGCAAGTTGTAAAGTAT